TTTTCTCCTCCTTTTTCTTAACAATAATTCCACACCTCTATTTATGTGTAGCTCATTAGGCTTACCCATAAATTAGATGAGTGAAAGTTCCTTTAGATACTGGATAGTATCAGTACAACCACCTAGATGTTGGTCATCAACTACAACTTGTGGAAAAGTAGAACCTTCTCCAAACTCAGCGTAAAACTCCTTCCTAGTAAAGTGTTCGTCTAAAGTATAGACTACAAAATCTTTACCGCAGAGTTCTAGAACTTTTTTAACTTTGAAACAATAAGGGCACTCTGGTTTAGAATAAACTATAAATCTCATTGCATTTTGTTTTGTTGTAGTTCGTAATATTTAGAGTTCTATTTCATACTCGTTTGTGTAATCATACACTATATCTAATGATAAGTCAATATCACTCGTCCATCGGATGACCAGTTCGCCAAACCTTCGTGTCAGGGGGATCACACTTTGCGTCCCAGGATCGCACAAGCAACTCAGTGAACAGCTCCATTTTTTCTGGATGAACTGCTGCAGGATTTTCGTTGATAGCCTCTTTGAGGGCAACCAACTCCTTCCACTCTTCATCTGTAAGAGGTTTAACACTGGATTGCGAGTAGGTCATTAGTTCTCCTGTTGATTGTGTTCAAATTCTAACATACAATCTATTACTATCTAGTGTACTTAATAATTTCTTTGGGATTGCGTTACACTACTTAATAAATTTATCCAGTGCATCAAGATCATCTAGTAGTTCTTTTTCCCTCTTTTGATCGTGATAATAAGACCACAAAGCGTTATGGACATCCATAAGTTCACTCACCCAAAAACCAGAAGGATAAACTCCAAGTGCATCTTGGAGACCACGATGACTAGTTCCTTCACTTTCGGCTTTACACATGATGGTGCAGATTGCCTGAATCATATCAAGTTTATCCTCTTCAGAAAGCATGAAATACTTTCCTACCGCTCGTTCAACTCCTTCTTTATGTGCTTTTTGTAGATTTTTACAGGCATCAGAGTCCCACCATTCTTGCAGTGATTTACCAAATTCGTTAGGTTCAGTCATAATGATACTGCTTCCACTCCTCTACATTAGTTTTTTCAAGATCAAAAATCATTTTATTCACTGGAGCTCTTGGTTTTCTTGCAAGTTTCATTCCAGTATGTTCCAAAAGCATACTACCTTTTTTGGTATTGCATGAACTACATGCGACCACTAAGTTTTCCCAAGTATCTTCTCCACCTCTTGAACGGGGGAGAACATGATCTATGGTTAGTTTAGATCTTGCACCACAATATTGGCAAGTGTGATTGTCCCTCTTATAGATCATGGACCTAGAAGGAGTTATATTCATGATCTTAGACAGAGGCAACTTTACATAATCCAAAAGTCGGATGACTCTACTTGAGAGAACTTGGGCTTTTTCTTTCAAGAGAAGAACAATTGCTCTTTTCCAGTTTGTAAAATTGATTGGTTCATAACTAGAATTTAAAACCAATATTGTCTTGTAGGGTTCTATTGGTAACTCATGCATGACCTTTATTATGAGCTATCACTATCTAGTCAAGAACCAAACGGACCCCAACGACCCCGTTTAGAGTCATCATCGCCATTCATTCTAGATTCAAGTTTGTCAATCAGTTGATCTGCGGCAATCAAATTGTCAATTTCCATGATCATCTCAGCAATATGTTTACCAACAAATGGTTTCTCTTGACGGGCAGCATAAGCCAGTGCATTACGCAACGCAGCCTCAGCTTCTCTTAAACTAGTTTCTACGGATTCAGATAGTGCCATTTTTGTTCTCCATTATAAGTATTTTTTGATGTAATTGTGATTCGGTAGTAAAGCGTTTACGGGTATTCTGACATCACAGAATCCGAAAGCAAGACTGGTTCTCAATACTCCCATTTGGCTTGGAGCAGAACCATAATGTTCCCAGTTAGAAGGAATTAAACAACCAGTATTGGGAATGTATGGAACATACCTATATTGATTTTGAATCGGATTATAACAGACAAACTCTCCACCCCAGTTAGTTTCCCAATAGTCTGCACAAAATAATACAAATGTCCAAATATTAGTTTCAGGAAAATCTGTATGAAATCTACCAGTTTGACCGAATGTTTGTCCGTTAATATGACATTTTATCAAACGAAGATTTATCTTTAAATATTTTTGGACTTTTAATTTGGTTATAACCGCTGCATCCATAATAGGAAGAGTGTTTTGTTCACCGATTCCCCAAAAATTTTTATATTGATCATGAACCTTATTATCCGAGGAATTGATTAAAGTCCACCCATCTACAAATTCATCACGTAAACTTATGAATTTTTTTATAGGTAAAACGTCTTTAATGACAAATGGGTAATCTAATGACATTGATCAGACGCTCTCAATGAGTTGGATTTTTTAAGTAAACTTTGATTTTGTTGAAATTCTTCCACGATTTCCAGAATTCGTCTAGAAGTTTTCTTTGCTGCATCCTCATTCCAACTTTCATTGGAAAGATTCAGACTATAAATTTCATTTGAAATTGCATCAATCAGTTTATCGTAATTGGTCATTTTTTTGAATTATATAACAAGTTGTGATAACGAAGAATCTCTGGGTTTTCTAAGTCTTTACAACGAGGATAGTAGATGCCATCTTTATAACAAGCATCTTTAGGATCTTGTTTATCATATTTTAATACAAGATCAGGAGGTTGTCTAAAGTTGCAGAGTTCTCCTTGTTTTGTCATAAAGTTGTCAAAACACAGCCCAGCAACAAATGGAGCAAGAAGTTGAAGTGTATACATCAACACTCATCCATTCCTAATGGTTCCTTAATCCAGAAACCATCAGCGGTCATAGTATATCCAGCAGCAATCATTTCATCATAGGTTGGTGATTTCTTTTCAACTTTTTTAAGAAGATAAGAACCATCACCATTATGCACCCATTCAACTTGATCACCTTCTTTTAGACTTGTTGCTTCCAGAAGATCATCAGGGAAAGATACAAAGTATTCAGTTTCATCGGTGTCTGCATCTTTGCATTGTTCAACAGGGAGAATCCACTTCTTTTTACTTTCAAATGGATTCTTTCTGTTAAGATCGTTCCGAGTGTAATCATAATAATACTCTGAATGCGTTTCTCCATTTACAGAATATCCATCGACTTTGATTTTATTATCTTCCGACCAAAAACTATCCCAAGCACTTTGACACTCCGGAGAAGGATCATCTTTATCACAACTCAGAGGTTTTTTATTATTTGCAATGACATACTCTAGATCACTATGGCCCCAAGGACGCATACCATCATCCACTTTTGATTTGACTACAGTCTCTTTCCAAGCTTCCTTGAACTTTACATCAAACTCTTCAAGGTAGTAACCAAGAAACTCATAAGCAGCATTAGCCATGGCTTCTGCTCTATCATAATCGCTATTTTGAATTGACTCTACTACAACATCGATCATTTCACGAGCAGAACAAATCTTGGATGTTACCATCTCAAGTTCATTCATCACTTCCCAAACCTTCTTTGAATCCAAGTTCATCTGAAATACTCTCTAAAAGTTTTTTTGTTTGAACAGATTCCTCTATAATAGTCTTAATCTGTTCGTCTGTCAAGCCATTCAACCATGACCAACGTTTGTCTTGCGGATCCCACTCAAAAGCAAACGATCCATCAGAATTTTCAATAATGTTTAAACCAGATTCGTGAAATTGTTTTTCCATTTACTTACTTTTAAAAACGGACATTGATGGCAAATGTGGGTAATCCCTGTGGCTCCATTTTTTACCGGGAATTTTTTTCCGCTCATTTAGTAATTCAATTCCGATTTTGGCCACCTCAGGAGTCATATAATAATGATAACCCATAGTAGTTATATCTTGTTCACCCCATGGACGATTAAAGTCTCTACCATCATAAGACATTTTCTTTAATGCATCATAGTCATCTTTATTTTGCAAAAGAATCATACCACCTCTACCAAGATTTAAATGTTTACGAAATTGAAAACTTAAACACATAAATGTTCCAGAAATATATGTATTTTCACCCCAGAGAACTGCTGCATCAATAATATTTGTGGACCCCAAGTAGTAATAATCAGACCACTCTTGTTCTCTCCAAGTCCAATTCAATCCCAATTTCATACAAGTCATTGGAACAGAAACATAAGTTCTTGTTGGAATTGTGATATGATCTTCCTGAGTATGTCTTAAACAAAGTTCTAAGGCATGAGTGCAACAATCGGTAGCAACTGCATAAGGAGATCCAAAAAACTCTGCAATTTGAGATTCAAATTCTTCAATCATAACTAATACAATAAAAATCCACGATTAATATTATTATTTCCTATTGATTTATCACTTGTTATTTCTCTGAAATTTAAATAAAAATCTTTATTTGAATGATACAAATGAAATTGTTCTAAAGTAGTAAAATCTCTGCATTTTTTCCACCACAAACTATAAAGAGTTTTATTATTTTTAAGAGTTTCTTTACTAAAATACTTATCTTCAGTTAATTCTGGATTTCTTGGAAACATTGGTATAGCATAACTATATCCGCATTGATTCATAAAGTAATGTAAGGGAACAAATCTATTTTCCTGTTTCCAAAATTTATTTGATATTTTTTGGAAAAAATTATATCTTCCATCGATATAATGAAACTTAACCAGTTTTTCCGCATACCTTCTATTCAAAAGAGTCATTCCAGTTCCATGAGAATCTCTCATTGGATGTAAAAAACAAGGTAGAATTTCCAACTTATCTTCAAATCCAAATAAGATAGAATCAAAATCATGCGGCAGATTATCCATAAAATAATCCCAATTCCATTCTTCATGGAAGTATTCAACATAACTATAGTCAACATGATCAGACATGATGATCATGTATTTGTCAGTAGTAGTTTCTAACCACTTTTGGATGGTATGAACATACAATACAGATAAAGCTATTTCAGATTCAATTTCGGATGGTATATTATCTTCATTATATACCAAATGTTTCCAATTTGCAAAATTTTCTGGAAGAAATTGGGAATTAGAAATTTTTGTAAAATTTGAGATACCTAGATTGATTAGGTTATTTTCTGTGTATTCTTGAAGATCGGTTCTTCCTTCGGGATTTATATAAAAAATATGAGGTATATTTTTAAACTTATCTGTCAACTTTATGGTCATAAACAAGATCTTTAAACCAAGGCATGTTCATATTTATTATCATTTTAGAGTCATTTAACTTTCCATAAGTAAAAAAATCTTCTAAGGTAAACTTATCCCTCATCTTAGTCCACCAAAGTATATGTGCTTTATTAGATGCGATGTGATGTGGTTTTGGTGGTTCTTCTAACCAAGGATTTGAAGTAAACAATGGTAGTTGATATACTTTACCATTAAATCCCATAAATTCGTCTACATCAAGAACGGTTATTCTACCATCACCATCCGAATTCCATTTATTTGATAAAGAAGTATAGATTCTTCCTGGTTCTATAGAATTTGATTTATTAACTCGATTTACTTTTTTGATAAAATTATATTTCCCATCTTTGTAATATAAAGATAGTAATTTTTCTCCATAAGATCTTCGGATTAAAAGCGGTCCATTCCATGTAATTAATTTTTTGGGGTGTAAAAAACAATATGATCTTACATCGGAATTATACATTAATTGGACAGCATCCCAATCATATGGCAAATTATCCATCAAATACTGCCAATCAAAGTGCCAATATTCTACTGGAGCCAGATGAGTATCATCTTCCATAATAATCATATGTTCTTCCGAAGTCTCTTCTAGCCATCTTCTTATGGTTTCTAAATGCGATAAAGAAACACATACAGACCTTCTTCGATTGATAGGAATCATGTGTGGGATATGAACCAAATCTTTCCAAGTTTTAACGTCATCTTTTAAGAATTCAGAAGCATTCACTCTAGAAAACTTTTCGATTCCCCATTTTTTAAATTGTTCCTCCATAAATTCTCTTCGATCTTTACGATCTTCAAGATTAATGTAATAAATGTGAGGAAGTCCTTTAAGTTTTTCGTATATTGACATGACTAATAACTAACTTTTAAATTGAGTTCCATTCTTTTTTCTGAATTTCTACTAAAAATATCTTCAAGTGTATACTTGTTTTCAATTAGAGTTTTCCACCACTCCAGGGTTATTAAATCAGATTTTTTAGCCATAAAATTTTTAGAGTCTTTATAACTATCACTTGTAAAATCTGAGTTTGTAACAAACAAAGGAAAAGTATATGTAACTCCTATTTGATATGGAACAAAATCTGCAGATTGATAATGATATTTTGGCCAAGATTTATCATATCCATAATTATCATAAAATTTAAATTTACCTTCAACATAATGCATCTCTTTAAGCTTTGATGCGAAGTTTCTATTAATTAAATAACAAGCCGCAGAGTGATTATTTTTAGATCTATTGCTTAGTCCCATGGGAATAAAATGTTCACCTATTACATGAAGTTGAACACAATCCCAATTACAAGGCAATCTAGAAAAAAAATATTCCCAAGTGAAAGGCCAATATTTTGCGGTTAAAAAATTTACATCGTCTTCTGCAATAATACAATAATCCGATGTATTTGAATCATACCAATCAATAATAACTTGAAATTGGTTCAGAAGTGTTGATAATCTTGCAATTTCATTTGATGGTTCGCACAAAATTTTATTTTTCCACAGACTAAAAGTGTCTACAGAAAATTTATTTGCAGAAATTCTAGTAAAATTTTCTATGTTTAATAGTTTTAATTGTTTTTCTATGTATTCTTTACGATCTTCCCTTTGATTCAAATTCAAATAAAATATGTGAGGTATTTTTTTAAATTTAAATCTCAGACTATTAATAATTTTTGAAGAATCACTCTCCAGAATGTGAGTGGCCATATTCTTGTCTAGTATCATAACTATTATACTGCATGGGGATTATCATTTCTTTCCTTTTAAGACTATTTGTAGAAAACAAATCCTGCAAAGAATACCTATGCGATTCTTCTTTCCACCATTTAGCGACAACATAATCTGATTTTCTGGCCATCATGTTAATCCTCCCATCATAACAATCGCTGCCAAAAATTGAATTGGTTATAAAAAGTGGAAAAGTATACGTGACTCCTATTTCAAAAGGAACAAAGTCCGGAGATTGATAATGATATTCTGGCCAAAGTTTACTATACCCATAATTATTGTAGAATGTAAATTTTTCATCAATATAATGCATATTGATTAATTTTTCTGCATATCTTCTGTTAATTAGATATGCTGTGGCACCATGATTATTTCTAGATCTAATAGTAAGTCCCATAGGAACCCATTGACCACCAATGACTTGCATTTGAACGCAATCCCAATTGCAAGGTAAATGTGAAACAAAATATTCCCAAGTGAAAGGCCAAAACTTTACTGTATCCATGTTGAAATCATCTTCAAGGATGATGCATGTTTCAGAAATATTATCATTATACCAATCAATTATACTTTGAAATTGATTGACTAAGATAGAGACATAACAAATATTATCTTTCCTAATATACTTACCATAATCTGCAACTGTTAATTTTGATTTCCATTCATCAAAATTATGTGGGCCATATCTATCTGCGGAAACACGAACATAATCAGTGATTCCATATTTCTGAAACTGTTCTTCCATATATGTTTTTCTGTCTTCCCTCTTATCAAGATTCAAATATCTAAGATGAGGAAATCCTTGCAACTTGGAAATGATATCACTCATAATCACTATTATTAAAGTTTAACCTATTTAGGTTAATGTTATTAACGTCTATTTGATTTAAAGTTGACTCCAATTGATCAATATTTTTGGAAGTTATATAAAAATCATTGGGTTTACCATACATGAAAAAATCTTCTAAAGAAAATCTATCTCTTAATTTTGTCCACCACAATTTAACGGCTCTATTTGTAAAATAGAGAGAGGGGAAATCTTCTTTTCTAATAATATTTTGTGGATAACTTCCTATTGTAGTACTCTGTACTATTAACGGAAGACAATAAGTTTTTCCACAATGGCCCATAATATAATCAAATGACATATTAGGGTGCCTCCACTTGTCATCTTTTAATGAAGAATGTTCTCGCATCTGACATCTTTTATAATTGCCTATTCTTTTTGTTAAATCAAACTTCCCATCTGTTGTAATTACTCTGATAATTTTTTCAACATACTTTCTATTAATCAGAGCAGCTCCCATTGCATGATCAGGTAAAGATGGATTTAAAAAACATGGTATTGTAGTATTATTTTCAAATGATAATTGTATACAATCCCAATCAAAGGGGATGTGATTCATCAAATACTCCCAATCAAAATGCCAATAATCTATATAACTTAGATCATAATCATCTTCCATTAATAAAATATATTCTTCATTGGACGTTTTTAACCAATTTTTTAAAAACTCCAAGTAAGAAAAAGTCATCGCACATTCTATGATATGCAGATTCGGTCTAGGAGAACTCTGCACATCATTCAGAATTAATTGATCTTCCCATTCATCAAAATTTTCATATTGATATTTTGACATAGAATGTCTTACATAATTTTTAATTTTATAATGATCATACTGACTTTCAGTATATTCTCTTCTATCTGGTCTTTCATCAAGATTGAAATAATATATTTTTGGAAGTCCTTTTAATTTATTACTAAAATCCATAGATTTATAATGAAGAAAATTTAGAATCGACTCTAAGAATTAAATCATTATGTTTACCATGATTAAAAAAATCTTCCAAAGTGTAATCATCTCTAAGTACTTTCCACCATTTATGATAAAGTTCTTTTATATGTTGAAAAAATTCTGGAAAATCCAATCTCATGATATTACTTTCATAAGAACCAAGGTTAGGTTCCATGTATATTAATGGAATAGAATATCCCTTTCCATTTTTTGAAATAACATAATCTGGCACTAATCCAAGACTATCAACCTGTTGTGACCATTTATTGGATGCTATTTTTTGATGAAAATTTATTTTTCCGTCATTAGTATAGTGAATTCTTATTAATTTTTCAGCATACCCCCTATTAATTAATAAAGGACCAGTCCAACTTCTATCCATTGTTGGATGTAAGAAACAAGGAATTCCAATTCCGTTAGTAACTTCAAACTGAATCACGTCCCAATCATATGGTATATGATTCATAAGATATTCCCAATCAAAATGCATGTATTCTATCATACTCAAATTATAATCATCTTCCATAATGATCATATATTTTTCTGAAGTGGATTCAAGCCAATTTTTAATGGTTTCTAGTTGATTTAAAACATGTGCTGTATCAGTCACATATTTCTGATGTTTTGTTTCTCCCAAATCAAACGGAAAACTATCTCTAAAGAAATCCCAGTTAGGATTTAAGATTATTTTATTTTTCCATTCATCATAATTTTGTGGAGTATACTTTGAACTAGAAATTCTTTTATAATCAATCTCCCAAAAATCAAATTGAGATTCCATATATTCTTGTTTATCTTTTCTGGAATCCAGATTAAAATAATATACTTTTGGTATACCTTTTAATTTATCCGTAATTTTCATTTTGTATTATACATACCAAGTTATGATAGAATATCTGGTTCCCTCGGTCACTGGCATAATTTCATGAGGATACATAAAATTAGATGGAAATACAATAACAGATCCTTTTTTAGCCCTGATCATAATTTCTCTATCAAAAAATGCAAATTCTCCACCAGAATAATCATCATTAACACTTAATGAACAAGAAATACTTCTCTGTTGTTGTAAAAATGAATCTGTATGTTGTGTATAAAATTGACCTGTATTATAACGAAGGAGATCATAACCAGTATCAATGTTTGGACAAAATTGTGGAAAATCTTGAGAGTATTTTTTAACTACTTCTAATAATTGTTGGTGCAATTCAACGTCTAAGAATTTTCTAATTTCAAAATTTCTATCTATAACTTGTGGATCCGATACCTGAATTACACTGCAATTTCTGATATTAGGATTAATTTCCCCAGCGCCAACTCTGGTATCATTCCACTCTTCAGAATTTTGATATTCTTTTAAGATTTTATCGCAAAGATCGGCCGATATAATTCCATCATAAACCTTGATGAAATCATCCAATTTTCTAGTGGATTGGATAACTGATGAGGGAGTTGATTTGGTTTCTATGATCTGCTCTATTTTAGAATTCTGTTGTTTATTTGATTCTTCTTGATCAGGAACTCCTATTCTACCACCTTCTCTATTATCAAAATAAGCATAGGAACACTCACCACGACTTCTTACATAATGCAAAAAGACTTGTGAGTAATAACTTCCTTTATATTCATCCCTCCAATGAGGAGCAATGCGGCCCAAATAGAGCATTGCATCACCAGGATTTAAACTGACAAACTTCTTCTCGTGTTGTGGAGTTTCAATCCAGATTGGCCATGGTAAGTCACCATCAAGATGTAAAGTTAATGATATTTCACAAGCATCCCTATCAGTATGTTTTTCTAAAACAGATCCTTCCTTATACACTCTTGCATAAGAATAAGTAGGAAGAACAGTTTCTTTTAGAAGTGAAGAAACTTCTGGGGTTTTTTCACAAAGTAATTCTAAAAAAGATATATGATTGTAAACAGAATGTGAATTTGGAGATTGATTATCTCCAGGAAATTGTTGACTCTCGCAGTGAGACTTAAACTCATCTGCGAGAATCTTTGCTCTATCCGATGATATAAAATTTGGAATTACGAGATAATTATTTTCAATTAATTTGGAATTCATGAGTTAATTATATAAATTTATTATTATTTTAAGATCAAAGATCTGCAAGAAGTTTTTCTAAATCTTCTTCAAGTTTTAGAGCAAGAGCATCTTCATCTGATGAAGTTGAAAGAAGTGTTTGCATATCGAGTTCTAGATATGCCTCTCTAATTCTTGCCTCTTCTTCTTCTCTGAGTCTTTGAGCTTCGGCTTCTTCTGCTGCTATTCTTGCTTCTTCAGCGGCTTTTGCACCTTCCCAAAGACCAACAGCTTGTTCAAAAATTCCAAGCTCTTTTACAATTAGGTTGGGAACTGTTTTCTTGAATTCTACTTCGCCATATGGTTCATCTTGACCAAACCCATATTCTTCATCTTCATCGGGATCTCCATACCATTGAAAAGCATGAAATCTTCCCCATTCTTTTTGATCATATCCTTCTACCCAACTAAGATCGTCAAATACACTACAATCGGCTTGATAACCAATACCATCTTTGACGATCATATTATCAGCTCTGACAATCGTTAGTCTCATTGTTTTGCTCTCCTTCTAGAAAATTTTGAGATGTCATTGGAGTTACATTAACTGGTAGAACTCCTTGTTGCATAAGCCCTTGAATATATAGGTTCTTATTTTCTTCATTAGCTTTTACAACTTCGTTACGGAATGATTCCACAGCAGCTCCAGTGGAACGTTGTTGTTGAGAGTTTTCAATTGTCAACATTGGAAGCCAAGTTACAGCACAACCCCAATGATCAACATCTTCTCCTGTATTTGGATTCATTCCACGGACATGCATGTACCATGCACATTTGTGTTGAACACAATCCTTTTTAATTAATGGGCAATATGTCCCAGGTTCTATCTTCTTAAACATTTTTCAAAAGATTATATAGTATAATAATAACACAAATTAACTAAAAGTGCAATAGATAACATCAATATATTGCACCGCAAAATCAACGTTAGTACTAATTGGACCATTCGCAGCATTAACGGTTATTGGGTGAGCATGAGCACCACTATTTCCAAAGTTACCGGTATTGCCAGAGTTAGCAACTCTAGCATTACCTCCTCCAGCAGCGTTAACATTTCCTCCAGCGTTAGCTGGGTGAGCATGAGCGGGAATTGTATTAGCATCTAGAGTAGTATTTCCTCCGGATATCCCAGTAATTGTTACTGGAACGTTAGCAGCAACAGGTCTAGAAGCCATGGTTCCAGAAAACGTGTTTGTGCCACCAGTATTAGCAGCGGCTCCACTAACAACTCTTAATGCTTTATCATTTTGAGAAGTAACTTTTACCCAACCAGTAGGAGCATTTGTTTGCCAAAAAACTAATGCAGTTGACTGTGGATAAATTCCATATTTTGAGTTAAGTTGGGTAGAATTACTAAACGTAATTCCACTTGCCGTTAGTACTGCCATTGTTTAGATATCTTTTTTGTATTTAGTTAAGAGTACAAATATTGCAATCCACATATTGAATTGCCATACTTACTGGAGCTGAACCAGGACCATTCGCTGAGGTTAAGGTAACTGGGTGTGAGTGAGCTCCGCCATTTGCAGCATTGTTGCCGGTGGTCGATGAGGGCGCAGTTCCCTGCGATTGTCCTTGAGCTGGGTTTGGGCCATTTCTATTTTCAGCACCACCAGCATTCAAACTATGAGAGTGAGATACCATTGTATTAATATCAATAGTAGTACCGGTCATTGAAATAGAATTAACACTTACTGGAACATTTGCAGAAAATGTTTGAGCAACAAAAGTACTACTAAATGCGTTTGTTCCACCTGCAGTTCCACCAGATCCTCCAGCATTTACAACTCTTAAAGCTTTATCATTTTGAGCAACTCTAGTCCAACCAGTTGGAGCAGTTGATTGAATAAAAAGCATTGCATCGGATTGAGGAACTAAAAAGTATTTTGAAACTACTGATCCATTAGCTCCACCAAAATCAATACCAGCTGCGGTTAGTACTGCCATTTTAGTTTATCTCCCGTTCATTTCGTATTTATTAACCACCCCAAGTACATAAAATAACATCACAATATTGAACTCTCATATCAATAGATGCACTCCAAGGTCCACTTGCAGTTGCAGCTACAGGGTGTGTGTGAGCTCCACTATTACCCCAGTTACCTGTACCACTTCCTGGATTTACTACAGTAGCACCGCCGCCGGGGTTAGCAGTTGTGTTGCCTCCATTATTTGCGGGGTGGCCATGTAAAGGAATTGTATTAACGCTTAGTGTAACTGGTCCTGCAGATGCAGATATAGTTACAGTTACCGTTTGACTTACGGGTCTAGTGGCAAGAGCACTACTAAAAGAATTAGTTCCACCAGCAACTCCACCTGAACCACTGACAACTCTTAACATTTTATCATTTTGGCCAGATACAGCAGTCCAACCAGTGGGAGCGGACGCTTTGTAAAAAACTGAGACTGTGGTGCCTGGATATCCAAAACTAGATCTACTAGTAGCAGAAGTGCCATCACTAAAATTAATACCAGTCGCTGTTAATACTGCCATTTATGCCACTATAATTTCTCCTTCTTTTTATTTATACTTCTTCTTAATATGAATCGTAATGATATAGCCAACCAGTACACAAGTATTTTACAACTCCTTTGGGAGGCATTATACCTCTATGAACAAAGTCCCAAGTTGCTGGGAAAAAAATTAACTTACCTTGTTCTGGTTTAATTTTAGTCCCATCAATAAATTCTGTCTCTCCACCCTCATCAACATCATTTAAGTACCAAATAAATGTTACCCATCTAGTTCCATTAAAATTATCTCTAGTAAAATCGTGATGCCAGTGGTAATATCCTTCACCACCTATCGTTCGTTGAATCTGATATCCAGTATCATTTAAATCTAAACCATCTAAGCATCCTTGCAAATTTTCAGATATATAATTTCTATACTCAATTACACCTTGAGTTAAAGAGTCGCAAAACACTTTATCTATATTTTCCCAACCCCTTAAGGTACTTATAGCTAGATCGACGGATTTTTTCTTTTCAGAGAGTCCACCTAAAGTTTTTCCTGGTAATTTTCTTAAATCTCTTTCAAATTTATAAATTACTTCTTTACAAAATTCACTACTCAGTGCATTTTGTTTTTCCCATATAAACTTATTCATTCTCTAGGTTTTGGTTTATTACATTCATTGCAATAGTAACTGAACCCACTTCTGAAGTGTTTTACTATTTGAAAATATTCTGAACTCAAGGGTTTTTCTTCACCACACTTACTACATGTCCTTAGCATATTGTTTTTTTGCTCGTTTAAGTTCTTTGAGTTCTGCTTTAATTTCTTTATAAGCGGCAATAGAATCAATTTTTCCTCCCATTTCAAGAGCAATGATGATATCCACTCTTGTACCGAAGTGGGCAAGTGCTTTTTCAAATGCATCGAATTCATACATCGTAATCAATCCTACAACGTTCTGCAAGTATATCTATACGAGCATCAAGAGAGTTTTCCATACGATAAAGTTCGTTAGTAGTCTCAACATTTTCTCTCTCAAGTTCTTCAACTCTTTGTTCCAACTCAACAAGTCTAGAATAGAGTTCATCAACCAAAATAGGATCATCTAGACCCCACTTTTTTTGGAACCAATTTGTTGCAATCATAATACACCCACAGATTTTAAATAATTTCTATAAGCCATGAACCTTTGAAGTGAAGGTTGTCTTGGAATTGGACCTAAGCTATCACAAATTTCACAGTAACACAACCAATCATACCACGGAGTTGTTGGATCCAGTGTTGGATGCGGGCTTGTTTGCGTGTAGTTCTTTAAGGAGTTTAACCAATTCTGGAGTTTCATCCCATTCCCATACCTGAGTGTGTGTTGGATCTTTTTTTTCAATCGTGTAAGTTCTCTTCGACATTTGAATTTTCTCCTTTAGTAGATTTAATATATTTTTGTACGATTTCTTTTCTCAAAAGATAGTAATAAATTTTATAAGCAGGAAAGTCATTCTCAGGATCCAAAGAAGATGTTACAGCCATCTTCCATAACTTACGTAATTTACCATCATCAATTGACGATGATTGATCTAGTACTATTTTTTCGGTCATTGTTCAAAATTACTAATGTTATTTTAGTATATATTTGATTTAAAATCAACTTCTTTTTTGTTTTGATTGTACTCCATCCCAAACCTGATCATCTAACCAATATTCATCAACATATTTAATATACTTTTTATTGGGATCTTCGGTAATAAATTTAAAGATGTCAGGATTATTATACTCTATTGGAAAATCTAAGAGTTCACTCACCCACTTCAAATAATATTGTCTATGTAAAAAGAATGCCTCATTATCTAGAAAGTGAACTTTGAATCCGTTTCCAATGATATTATTTTGATAATAATGCATTGCAACTGGTAAAGTTACTTCCCCACGAACTCTCTTTTGTTGTTCTGAATTAATGTTTTGATCTCTTACGATAATACAAATCTGAACATCA